GAAAATCCAGTTGGCGAAGCTGAAGACGTATTGACAGTCGACTGCAAGTCAGTACGATTTAACACAGATTGATGCTGCCGGAACAAACGTCCCAGCCCGTTGGCATGGTGTTGATTCCGCGAGACATCCGCAATTGCCGTTGCAGGCGTGGATTGTCAGCAGGTGTTCGCACTTGCCGACGGTTCACGCCTGATGTGTTATCTGGTGGTCGTCGGCCAAAACGGAGACGACATTATGGATTTGCACAAGCTGGCCGATCAGGCCCGCGAATTGCGCTCGGCCAAACTGGCTGAGGCGGAAGGCGTGCTGCTGGCGGCGGCGACTGGGGGCGAGGGCGGCAAGTCTCGGCCCCTCACTGACGACGAGACCCGCAAGTACGAGGGGCTGTTGGAAGAGGCTGGCAAGGCCGGGGCTGAGGAAGCCAGGTTCGCCAAGCTGATCGCCGAGAAAGCCGCACTGGCTGCCAGCGAGGGGCGGCGAAGTGCTCCCACTCCTGCCCCCGGTGTGGTGGCCCCTGCCCCGAAGACCGAGATCCGGACGCTGCGGCGGTTCGGGTCGCTTCGGTCCTTCCGTGGTGCCAACGCGCAGGACAATGCTTACGCGGCTGGTCAATGGTGCCTGGCGATCCTGGGCGGGGATCAGCGGGCGGCCCAATGGTGTTCGGAAAACGGCATCGAGACCCGAGCCCTTCAGACCACGTCGAACAACCTCGGCGGGTTCCTCGTCCCCGAGCAGATGGAAACCGCGATCATCGATCTGCGGGAAGAGCGGGGGGTCGCTCGTCGGGTGCTGCGGATTCGTCCGATGCAATCCGATACCTTGATCGTCCCCCGGCGACAGTCCGGCGTGACCGCGTATTTCGTGTCCGAGAATGCCGAGATCACGGCCAGCGACAAGGGTTGGGACACGGTCAGTCTGACGGCCCGCAAGCTGGCGGTCTTGACCAAGTACAGCAGCGAACTCTCTGAGGACTCGGTGATTTCCATTGCCGATGACCTCGCGCAGGAAATTGCCTACGCCTTCGCTGACAAGGAAGACGAGTGCTTGTTCAACGGCGACGGCACCAGCACGTACGGCGGGATCGTCGGCCTGAAAAACGCGTTGGGCGACGGCAGCGAAGTCACTGCCATCACCGGCAACACCGCGTTTGCAACCCTCGACCTCGAAGACTTTGAGGCGATGGTCGGCAAACTGCCTCAGTTCGCTGTCAACGGGGCGCGGTGGTACATCAGCCGCGTGGGTTGGGCTAACTCCATGCTGCGGCTGGCGGAGGCGGCTGGGGGCAACACCGTGGCCCAGATCGCTGGCGGTGCTCCCCTGCAATTCCTCGGGTTCCCGGTCGAGATCGTGCAGGTCATGAACTCCACGACCACGGCCCAGACTTCAACAGATGGGATTGCCTATCTCGGGAATCTCGATCTGGCGGCCTCGATGGGTTCCCGGCGTGGCATCTCGATCGCCGTCGATGGTTCGCGTTACTTCGAATTCGATCAACTCGCGATCCGTGGCACTGAGCGTTTTGATATTAACGTGCATGAAAAAGGAACGTCCTCGGTGGCCGGTCCGGTGATCATGCTGAAGACCCCCGGTTCGTAAGGAGAGTCACACATGATTCATGCACAGAACACCAAGTGGGTGTCAATCACTCCCCCGGCTGCCATCGTTGACAATGCCAGCCTGACCACGGCGAGCATCGACACGCTGGGTTACGAATATCTGGAAGTGTTCGTTTACCTTGGGGCCACCGACATTGCGATGACTGTCCTGAAGCTCCAGGAGTCGGACACCGACGGCAGCTACGCGGATGTTACCGGCCTGGTCTACGGCACGTCGGTTAGTATCGCGGGAACCACAGCGGCCCTGCCGATTGCCACCGACGATAACAAGTGCTTCAAATTCGAGGTGGATTTGCGAGGCCGCAAACGCTACTTCGATCTTGTCGCCACGTGTGGTGATGGGTCTACCGGAACCTTTGCTACAGCATTCGCGTTGCTGTCGCGGGCGACGGACACCCCGGTCACTGCGGCCGAGCGTGGGTTTGGAAACATCGTGAGGCTGCCCGCCTAATGCGAGTGGAACTCCTCACAACTTGGAACGGATTCCGAGCGGGGAAAACGATCAGCCCGTCTGATGGGGTGGCCAACCTCCTCATCAGGCGGAAGATTGCCAAGCCCGCATTGGAAGAGATCGAACAGACTACGGCTGTCCCGCATTACGAGCGGGCGGTCCGTCGCCAGAACAGAGGGCGATAAGCCATGCCGTGGGACCGTGCGAGACCGTTGGAGTCTATGCAGAGCGTTCGCTCTTCTGTGCGCGTGAGCGTTCAACCAACGGTCGAGCCGGTCAGCGTGGCCGAACTGAAAGAACACGCGAGGATTGACCACGGCCACGAAGACGAGCGGCTTGCTGGGTTGATCAAGACGGCCCGGGTGATGCTGGAGAAGGACACGCGGCGCAAACTCTGCACGCAGACCGTCGTGTTGAATCTCGACTACCTGCCGACGTACATTGTCCCGGAGGTGCTGCCGATCCAGAGCATCACGTCGATTCAGTATTACGACGCAAACAACACCCTTCAGACTCTGGCCTCGGCGACCTACGAAGCAGATCTGTACGCTGAGCCGATCCTCATTCGGCCCGCGTTTGGCCAGACATGGCCCACGACATACGACCGGTTCAACGCTGTCGCTGTGACAATGCAGGCGGGATACGGTGCTGCCTCGGCAGTGCCTGAGGACGCGAAGCAGGCGATCCTATTGCTGGCGAGCCACTGGGTTGAGAACCGCGAAGCTGTGCTGTCTGGGACAATCTCAAAGGAGATCGAACTCTCTTACACCGCCCTCACTGATCGCCTGAAGTGGGGGAACTACGCATGAGGGCTGGGAAACTCTCAAAGCGGGTCGAGGTGCAAAGGCTATCGGCCTCGGTCAACAGCGCTGGCCAGATCGACGAGACGACGGCCGGGAACTGGGTCACCTTTGCCGTGCGGTGGTGCGAGATGACAACTCGCGGCAGTCGTGAATTCTTTCGTGGTGTCGAAGTGGCAGCAGACATCACGCATCAGATCACGATGCGATCAGACCCGCAGAGCAAGGCGTTCACCGTCAAGCAGCGGCTGCGAATGGGCGACAGGATTTTTAACATCAGCGGCCCTCCTCTGGACGTGGACGAGGGGGACGAGATGATTCGGTTTCCTTCCGTGGAGGTGGCGCAGGATGGCTGAGCCGACACGAGCCCAGAAGATCGCTGGACGCAAAGCGAATGCAGTCAAGACCCTCGCCGGGTTGAAGCTGACAACGCTGAAGCTGACAGGTGATAGAAAGCTGTTGAAGACACTGAACGGTGTGCGGGATTCGGTGGCCCGTGGTGCGATGAAAACCGCCATCACCAAGGCAGCCCGGATTCTGGCTAAGGAAATGAAGAACGCGGTCCCTGTCCAGTTCAAGGCCGCAAAGGTGCTGTTCGGATCGCGCATGCAACGGGCCACCGGCGGGATGTTTGCAGCCAAAGCCGGGGCGGGCGTTGGCAACACGGCAAAGAAAGAAGCGAAGCGAGGCAAGGGCAAGCGCAAGGGCGTCGGCATGAGTGGTGCCAATATCCATTGGATGGTTCTCGGTACAAAGTCTCGGACGGTCAAAAAGACGCGGATGTACCGCAATGGAAAACTCGTCGAGGTGACGAACTGGCCAACTGGTGAGATGTGGCCGATCCTCGGTCGAGTTGTGCGGCGTGGGTTTGCGGCTGGTCAGTCCAAGGCGGCAGAAGTCATCCGCAATGAGATCCGGGCCAAGCTGGCAAAGGTGAAGCCAAATGGCAATTGAGATCGGGCTCCGCACTCTCCTTCTCGCTCAGTCGTCTATCACGACGCTGGCCCCGTCGCAGACTGTCGGCGGTGTGGTGTTTGACGCGATCTTTCTGGATAACCCGGCAGAGGGCGTCAAGCCCCCGTACATCGTGATCACGCAGACCGGCCACGACCCTTACAAGCGACTCGACGGAACGGGCGGGACACTGCGAAAGACTGAGTTGGACATCGATTGTTACGCAAGCAACCGGCCCGCATCAATCACGCTGGCCGGTGCCGTGGAGACGTTTCTCCGCGACTACGTGGGGGCAGCGGGAGCCAGCGACACGATCAACGCGGTCCTCTACGAAAATGCACGGGATGACGTGATCTTGACCGGTGACGGACGGGATCAGCGGCATTACGTGCGGAGTCTTCAGTTCTCGATTCAGCACACTTAGGAGGTGTGAACAATGGCGATTGTGAAGTCTAAGGGCACGAAACTGCAGCACACGGTTGCCGCGAGTTTGGTGGACATCGCGCAGATTCTCAGCATTGAGCACAGCGGGAGCGGGTCGGAAACATTCGAGTCTACGACTTTGGATGGAGGCGTCTTCAAGACGTTCGCGCCGACTGGCTACAGCAACCCCGGTCAAGTT